TAAAAATAGACATTGAGAATATAAGCTTAAAAAATATTCTAGATAGATTTAGAGAGTTGGTTTTTCAAAAAGGTATAAATATTTGTGTTATTGATCCATGGAATATGCTCCAGCATGACCAGCAATATGATCTAAGTTACATTTCAAAAATGCTCGGACAGATTACTCAATTTTGTCAGAAAACTAATACTCATCTTTTTTTAGTCGCTCATCCTAGAAAAATGGAGTTTTTTAATGGGACTTATAAAGTGCCTACTCCTTATGATATTTCTGGATCATCTGATTTTTTCAATAAATCATTTTCAAATATTACTGTATTTAGAAAGCTAAACAGTCGGACTAAATACGGATCAGATCTTGTTCAAGTTCATGTCCAAAAAGTAAAGAGAAGAGAAAACGGAACGCAAGGAGTTTTTGAAATAGCTCCAGATTTTCGTAATGGCGGATTTTATAGAGTTTTTAATGAAGACACTAAAGTCATATTAACTGAAAAGGATTGATGCGAATTTAATGTTCGCATTATAATAATATGTTTGTATCAGCGATTTTGCTACTTAATTAAAACTTAGAAATTTTCGAAACAATTCAAAACATTAATTCCAGAGAAGAACTTAATTCTTTAAATCAAAAATTAGAACTATTAAGATTTGTGTCTCATCTTTACTTAGAGGCTCAAGAAGATGATTTTTTAGAGAGATGTGATGAGCTCCTAAATTTTCAAGATGAGCTAAGATCTGTATTTAAAATTCCAGATTTTAAGACAGTCGAAGAAGAGGACAATTTTAATAAACTTTTAATTAAAAAAAAATATCAAATACTCAAAAGAGACTTAACTAAAGAATGTCTAATTAAGTTATAAATATTTGAATTTAATATTATGTTTTTTAAAGGGCTGATATGGATTTTCCGTAAAGCCCTTTTTTTATTTAACTTTGTATAAATTTAAAATCATGAATGAAATAACCTTTTATCCCTTAAATGGATTAGTATTTGGCGTAAATTATTTTAATTCTGAAATGGATGATATTGATGAGGGTATATTTAAAAAGCACACAGTTGAGGTGTTTTTATTTTTACTTGGAATAAATTTTAATTGGTACACTGATTTATAATGGCATACGATACAAAAGAATTAGAAAAAAAAGCTCTCGAAGCGATAAAGAAAAATAAGCTCATGTTTATTGAGCATATAGTAGCTTTTCTACCTTGCGATAAAACGACTTTTTATGCTCATAAACTCCACGAATCCAACTCTATAAAAAAGGCTGTCGAGGAAATGAGAATAGGTAAAAAAACTAAGATGCTATCTAATTGGATAGACTCAGAGTCTAATGCTCTACAAATAGCAGCAATGAAGATGATAGCTACTGAGGGAGAAGCTCATAGATTGTCTGGAACTAGAACTGAGATAAAACATAAAGGCGCAATTGAATCCACATTAATTGAATGGAAGCCAGCGGAATCCAAAAAGTAGAACAGTTTTTAAATAGGCAGTTTTATGATTTGCTACATTCTGATAAAAGATACCGTGTTCATTGCGGTGGTTCTAGAAGCGGAAAGTCTTGGGCTTGCTGCCAGTTTATTGCGTACTTATTACAGACTTCCAAAAAGCCTATGTTGATTGACATAGTTAGAAAAACCTTACCCAGTCTTCGAGGTTCAATAATGAGAGATATGATTCAGATATTACAAGAAACTAATATCTATTGGGAAGGTGATCACAATAAGGCTGAAAATACATTTACTTATAAAGGGTCAGTGTTATCGTTTATATCTTTAGATATGGCGCAAAAGATAAGAGGACGAAAGAGAGATATTGCGCTGCTTGAAGAGGCTAATGAATTAAGTCTTGAAGATTTTAGGCAGATAGATTTAAGAACTGAGGAGTTTATAATATTTACTTACAATCCATCCGATGTGACCAGTTGGCTGTATGATTTGCCAGAAGGAAAGACCGATGAGTGGGTGACTACTTATAGAGATAATAAATTTCTATCAGAAAACATAGTTCAGAGTATTGAAGCGCTTAAGGATAAAGATCCAGACTTTTATAGAGTCTTTGGAGAAGGTCAAAGAGCTGTATTTAGTCAGCGCCAAATATTTAGTAATTGGGATTTTATGGATTATAAGGATTTTCCAGATGCAGATGATGTTTACCTAGGCATAGATTTCGGCTATTCAAACGATCCAGCGGCGGTTTGTGAGGTCAGAAGAGTAAAAGACAATCTTTATGTTCATGAAGTTTGCTATAGATTAGGAATGACAAACAGCGATCTAAGTAGATATATATCTGATTTAGGATATAAAGATACTTTATGTATTTACGACTCAGCTGAGCCGAAAAGTGGCGAAGAGCTTAGGCGAATTGATGACGTTGGTAATATGTATAAAGCTAGCAAGAAAGGACAAGGATCTATTAATGCTGGAATTAGCTTTTTAAAGGAGTTTAATGTTCATCTATCAAATGAGTCTAAAAACTTCAAAAAAGAATATGAGAACTATCTTTGGGATGTTTTAAAGGATGGAACTATAATAAACAAGCCATGCGATAAATGGAATCACTTGCATGACAGTCTTAGATATTGTGCTTATACAGTCTGGGGCAATCGAGCAAGTTTCTTTGTAATATAATTTATATTTTTGTAAAAAATAATTTAATGGGAATTCTAGATAGATTCAGAGGCGTAATTAAGAAGTCAAGCCAAAACACGAACGAAGCTTTCAACAAATTAGTTTATAGGTATCTGGGTGATAACCTTATAAGCTCTAGTGAAAATGATGATACTTACATCAATAAAGGTTATAGATTCAACTCAACGATTTACTCAATAGTAAATCTAATAAGTAAGACAGCGGCAAATATTCCGTTTCAAATTTATGAGGTGAAAAATGAGAATGAACTTAAAAGATATAAGTCTATCACATCTGGATCAGTCACCACTACTGGATTGATCAATGCGAATATAATACAGAAAAAAGCTTTAGTTGGAGTTGAAGATACAGATCTACATGAATTACTAAATAGACCAAATCCAGCTCAATCGTTTAATAGTTGGATTCAAGAAGTTATAGCTTTTGGGTCTTTAACTGGCAATAGATACATTTATGGTATTGCTCCAGACACTGGACAGAATAGTGGCAAGTATAAGGAACTTTATGTTCTACCTAGTCAAGTAGTGGAAATTCACAGCGGTGGATTAATGCAGCCAATTAAAGAATATACTCTGCAATACAATGGAACCTATAAAATCCCATCTGAGTATATCTGTCACATTAAAAACTTCAACCCTTATTACGATGGCTCTGGATCTCATTTATACGGAATGAGTCCATTAAAGGCTGGACTGAGATCTATGGATGCTAATAATGAGGCATTGACTACTGGAGTTAAATATCTACAAAATCAAACAGCTCGAGGTATGTTGATCTCAGATGAGGGCGATATTACAGAGAGTCAAGCTAGACAATTAAAAGATAAATTTAAAAGTAATTATCAAGGATCTCAAAATGCTGGTGATTTAATCATAACTCCAAAGAAATTATCATGGGTAAACTTTGGGCTCAATGCATCAGATTTGTCTTTGATAGAACAGTACAACGCAAGTATAAAAGATCTTTGTAATGTTTACAATGTACCAGTTCAATTATTAAATAATACAGACAGCTCTACTTACAACAATATGAAAGAGGCTAAAAAAGCCTTATATCAAAATGCTGTAATTCCAGAGCTAATAAGAATAAGAGAAGAGCTTAATAGATGGCTTACTCCTCAGTATGGAGAGAAGTTATATATAGACTTTGATTTTAACAGTATTCCAGAGCTACAAGAAGAGACCGAAAAGGTAGTGGATCAGATGTCTAAAAGCTGGTGGCTTACTCCCAATGAGAAGAGGATCGCTATGAATTATGGAGTTGATGAGGATAATATAAGAATGAATGAGTATTATGTCCCAGCTAATCTGATCCCAATAGAGCCAAGCTCTGGGCTTGATGACATAGTGGATGCTATAGATGAGCAAAAGATGCATAAGAGAGAAGTGGTGGGAATGAACAACGTTTACACTACTATAGCAGAGGCTAGAGCTAGAGCCGAGCAAATGGGAGGAACTGGATTCCATGAACATATCTTTGATGGATATACTGTTTACATGCCTTTTGAAACTCACGAAGAGTATGAGGCGGCAAATGATGGAAAGTTGGCTGAGTATTATGCAGATAGAGATTTATACAACGATGATGATTTAGATTTAGATTCTGAAATATATCAGATGTACGACATGGAAACAAAGGCGCCTAATATTAGCGCTAGCATGGAGACAGCTTTAAGGAATAAAGTTAAAGATCACAATGAAGAGTATGGAGACAATCCAGCAAAGCGAGCGACCTATTCTATGCTAGCCAGATCTTTTGTCAGAGGCATAGGTGCTTATAGAACAAACCCCAGCTCAGTTAGACCCAACGTAAGTAATGAGCAGCAGTGGGCTTTGGGTAGGGTCAACGGATTGCTTTACGCTTTAAGAACTGGTAGATTTAGATCTAGCGCTTATGATACTGATTTACTTCCAGAAGAGCATTCATTGTCATCTAAAAAAGAAGTAGAAAATAAAGATTATGATAACTATCCGCAAGGCGCCAGTAATAATGCTCAAAGAGTTTTAGACTGGGATAAAGAATATAGTCTTAGATCTAAGATGGGGACAGATACTGGATGGGCTAGAGCTAGACAATTAGCAGCAAGGCGCCCACTAAGCCAGTCCGATGTAAATGAGATTTATAGCTTTTTAAAAAGGCATGAACAAAATGCAGAGATAGCTGAGGAGTTTAGAGGAACGCCGTGGAATGATAAAGGGTATGTGATGTATAATGCTTGGGGTGGTAGAGCTATGCTGTCATTTGTAGAGAGAAATAGATCAGCTAACAAAGATGATTAGGTGGACATCAAAAAATTTAAAGAGAGCTGGAGAGGAGCCTTTTCCGATAGGCTAAATCTCAATGAAAGGAAACAATCCAAAAAGTGGAAAAGATATCTATTAGCAGAATATACCAAAGGAGTAGAATCTTTTTTAAGCACGAATTCAGAGAGGGAATTTTCTAATTTATTCAAGGTACGAGACATTCAGACTCTGTATGTAAATCTCTATGAGGAGGTTGGAGTTGACTTTGCTAAATGGTACGCTAGAAGCTTTGATAAGTTTATAGAAAAGAATTCTGGAAACGAATCTACATGGCGAACAACATTTTCAAGGATAGGTCAAACAGAAGCTGGTGATAAGATAATTCTGGTTCAAGGGACAGCTCATAAGGAGCTTAAAAGAAATATAGGAAATCTATTTAAGGATCCAGAGTTTCAGTCATTAGGAAGAGACCAGCAAGGTAGAATCTTACAAAGTAGATTCAAAGGAATTACAGAGTATCAAGCCACTAGGATAGTAAGAACTGAAGCAACCTCAGCGGCTAATGAGGGAATAATGCAATCAGCCTCAGATATATTTCCAAAGTCAAGTTTGATAAAAGAATGGATCAGCTCCCAAGATGGAAGGACTAGAGCTTTCAATAGAGGTGATAAATCCGATCACCTAAACATGAATGGCAGAAAGGTAGGTTTTGATGAGACTTTTGCAGTTCCAGAGTTTGGTCGAGTGGTGCAAA